TTAAAAATTTAAATAAGCTGCAAACTTATCAGCAGACCTTTCTTTTTGTTTTTTAGTCACATGAGTGTATATGTTCATTGTTGTATGAATATCTGAATGTCCTAACCTTTCTTGAACTTCTTTGACAGACAAACCAGCTTCAAATAATAAGCTACAATGTGTATGACGGAAGCCATGTATGGTAATATCATTGAAATTATGTTCTTTGCATATTCTAGATAAAATAATATTAGGTCGAGTTATATCTATATAATTATTGTTTTTAGAAGAAAAAATTATTTGATTCTTTGTTTTAGCATGTTGACCATGGGCAAGTAAATAACGTTTTTGCTGAGTTTTCCATGCCTTCAAAATATTTAGTGTTTCGTCATCTAGCGAAATTTTTCTAATAGATGTGTTTGTTTTTGGTGGTGTAGAAATAAATTTATTATCTGAATTTCTCGTGATAGTTTTATTGATTTCAAGTGTTTTATTAAAAAAATCTACATCGTCCCAAGTTAATGCTAATGCTTCACCTTTTCGTATTCCTGTAAAAGCTAGAACTCTGAATAGAGGATAAGTTATAGGGAATTTGTCTTTTTGACAGCATTCAAGAAAATCTTGTAATTCTTCTTTTTCAAAATATTTTAATTTATTCTTTTTTTTCTTGCGTTCTCCTTTTGAAAAAGTCACTTCTTTCATAGGATTTTCTTTAATTAGGTTCATTTTTTTTGCATAATCAAAAACTGCAGATGTATAACATTTTAAAGCTATATAGGTAGAATATTGTTCTTTCCATTTGTTGATAGCTTCTTGACAGTAAGCTATGTTATAGCTTTGTATTTTTTTATTTCCAAAAAAAATCGAAATGTTTTTATCAAACAAAAACTTAACACGTAAGTAAGTACTTTCTCTGACTGTTGGTTTATATTGTTCAATCCACATATCTTTTACTTGTGTAAAAGTGTAGTTATTATCTTTTACTAGTTTTTTATCTGTAGCTAAAACTTCTAGTCTAGCTAGTGCGATTTTCGCTTCTTTTTGTGTTTTTAATCCTCTTTTAGTTGTATATCTCTTCTTTCCAGTTAATGGATCGATACCAAGATATGTCTTGAAGTACCAGGCTTTTTCACCATTTTTCTTTTGGTATTGTTTAATCATTGCCATAAAATCCAACTCCTATTCTAATTCTATTTCTAAAATACTGTTGTCAAATGATTCTAAAACCTCATTTTTTTCTATAAAATCAATCCATTCTTGATATCCGTTGTATTTTGGAATTCCTAAATGAGATTTAAGTTTTTGATAGGTATTCGTCACGATTTTTTTCCATTCTTCTTCGCCAGTACGAATTATTTTATCATTATCCCACTTTTTTGTTTTTCCAGTTCGTTTACTGTTTTTTGATATTTGATAGTCTTTCCATTTTATTAAAAATATATGTTTTGAATTAGAATTGTTTTCTAACCATTCTTTGAATTCTTGATATTGCATGTTTTTCTCCTTTCGAATGTATGTTCTTGTTAGTTGTAAAGGAAAAGCCCGAAGGCTTTTTATTTAATTTTTAATTGTTGTCCAGGATAAATCATATAATTATTTGGATCTAAACCATTTAATTCAAATAATTGATTAATCGTGATTCCTGCACGTTCTGCTAACTGTTTAGGACCTTCTCCTTGCTGTACTGTTATAATCGAATTAGAACTAATTTCTGATGAGGAAGGATTAGTTTCAATTGTTGATTCACTTGAAGGTAGTGGTTCAACTTGTGTTGTCGATGAAGGAGCTACTTCTTCAGAAGGATTTGTTGGTTCTCCACCATAGCATTTTTCACAAGGGGTCAAACCTCTATTTAAAGCTTCCTGTAGAGTTGTAGGACTATAATTACCATTTCCACAAACATGATTATGATACTTTTTGCCAGTCGGCGTAATTAAAACTGTTTGCTGGTTATTTTGTTGCTGAGCTTGAGCAACGGCTTGTTCTTGAGCAGCTTGTGCTTGTCTAGCTTGTTCCTGAGCAATTGCTTGTTGTCTTTGTTCTTCTGCTTTACGTTTCTCTTCCTGCTGTTTTCTTTCATCCTCTTCTTTAGCTTTCTGTTCTTCTTTTTCATTGCTTTCAGAAGAAGTGTCTCTAGTGGTAGAACTAATTGTTGTTGACTGAACGGTGGTGTTATTTGTAGCTGATTGTTCTGTATCTGGTGGAGAAATAGTAACTCCACAAACCATAGCTGCAAAGGCTGATATTATTCCAATAATAATTTTCTTTCTAGCTATTTTTTTCTTTGAGAAAAAGGAATATATCAGAAATCCTATTCCAAAGAAAAATCCTAGTAGTCCAATTGCAAATAAAAAGTTTCCCATAAATTCCTCCTTGTTATTCTGAGTATATTTTTATATAATTTTTTTGTAGCAATTCTCAGAAATGAGGAAGAGTCCATGTGAAAGCATGGGCTTTTTTATTTTTAATGTTGTAATACTAAATGTTCGAGGTTATGAGGAAGTCCTAAATATTCAATAATTTGGAACTGACTCATATAAGATAAATCTTGTTCATCTATTGTTCTAGTTAACATTTCAATTGCAAACATATTAGCTTCAGCTTCTATACCACAAATCATGCGATTCAGATTATTTGCTCTGAAAGCAGCTGTAGAAATACCTTTATGGAGTCTAACGTGGGCTATTTCATGCCATAAAACAAACCTTTTCATAGAATAAGATAGATTTTGATTGATTAATATTACATAACATCTTTTATTGCGTATAGTTTGTCCTAATGTTTTATTTCCTAAATTAGTTTCAATTAAATCTATATCAGAATATTTGATTATTTTATATGGATTAATTGCATCAGAGCCAAATTCTACAAACAATTTTTCTATTTCTTCTAAAATCCAGTATTTGTTTAAATGCATATAAAAGACCACCTATTGACGATATTTTTTAGGAGTGAATTTTTTCTTTGCTTTAACCTTAGTTAAGGATAATGCAAGTTGAATAGCATCGTATAATTTTTCCTTATCTTCATCGTCTAAAGGTTCGCCATAATAATTTGTTTCAGCATCTGAATCTAAGCCTTCAAGTAATTTTTCAGCTTGTAGAGCAATATCTTGTTTATCTTTCTCTGTTAAATCATAATAATGGCGTTTATCAGTACGTCCTAAAAGATAATCAGTTGATACATCAAAGTAATCTGCTACTTTTTGTATTTTATCTCCAGATGGAGTACTTTTATTCCAATTTCTTAAACTTCCAGCGCTAAAATCTAGCTTTCTTTCTAATTCTGCTCTAGTCATTTTTTTTTCTTTAATAAGGTTGTCAACTCTATCTAAAAGCATTATTTTATTCCTCCTAGACTACAAAAAAAGTAAAATTTTACATTTTTAAGTTGGCTTATGTAAAATATTGCATTATACTTTATTTGTAAGCAAGATATTCACGACACACAAAAAGCAAATAAGTAATCACTTAATAGTCTCCCCAGACATAAGTAAAGCTCGTATTTTGTGTGCTGTATTTTCTATGCTTACATTATGCAATATATTACACTGTATGTCAATCTTAAAGTAAAAAAACAATGTAAAATTTTCGTTTTAAAAGGAGATGATATTTAATGATTTTAAAACAGCAAGTATTAATTGCATTAGTCAAGAAAGGTTGGAGTCAACGAGAATTAGCTCGACGAATGGGTATATCAATTACTTATTTGCGAGATATTTTTATCGAAAAAAGAAAACCTAAGGAACGTTTAAAACAAATCGAAGAACTTTTGGATATCAAGTTAGAAGTAGATTCTAGCAATCAACCAGAGTGAGGTGAGGAAGAATGGAAGAGAGCAAAATTTGTTTTGATAAAGCATCAAACCAAATAGTTATGGAATCAGATATCGGTATTTTAACTATTACTAGATATGGCTTTAGCTATGAAGTTAAGGGTGAAAACAACCAGCGTGAGGTGAGAGTATGGAAAAACAGATAAATAAAAAAGAACATTATTTAACAAAATTTAAGCGTAATAACGACATTGATAAATTTGGTTTTTCAAAAGAAGTTGAAGAATCAGGAGAAGCAATTTTAGCTGAATTAAAAAATAGAGACTTAACATACGATGATGCGTATGCAAGTCTTCAATGGGTTTATAACAAGCTTCAATATGAATCCAACTTTATTAAAATTCGATAAAGCAAGAATCATCATCAACTTTGATTTCTAGAATTTCAAAATTATCATCATTAATTAACATTGATTTTAATTTTAAATTGGTTTCAAGAAAAAGAACATTTCTAACTGTTCTAGTTAAAGGTTCAATATATTGAGATTTTTTGCTGTTTTTAGAAACAAAATTAACAATTTCTTCTAACAATAATTCAGGATGAGAAAAAGCTTTTTTTGTACTAAAATAGACAGTTTCTTTATTCTTTTTCCAAAGACTAAACATTTCTTTTGGTAAACAGTTATCAATTCGTTTTTCTTGGATATCATAATCAGAATCAAAGTTTTTTAAAATAATACTCGTTTTTGACTCAGTTAGAGGTAAATATTCTGCAGTCAAAATTTTGTTCTTATAACTTACAACTAAATTGAATTGTTGTTTGTTAATGGTGTCAAATTGAAGAGCATGAAGTAAATAGTAAACTGCTTGGACCTCATTTAAGTTCATTTTTTCACCACCTTTCTTCATTGATATTTTACCAAGAGGTGGAAAGCAAAACAATAATTGTAGGAGGTGTAACCTATGCAACTAAATATTCCAGATGAAGTAATTCAAAACGAATTAGCAAGTAATATTACTTTTATTGTTTTGAAAGAAATCGAAAAGCGATCCAGCTTGTTGACTAAAACTGTTGAATTACCACCTTATCCGAATAAGTCTCAAGTAAAAGAAATATTGAAAATTGGCGATGATAAATTAAGCGGTTGGATTTCAAAAGGTTTAAAGATTCAACAATGGAGTGAACAAGATATTCGAATTGAACGAAATGAATTACAAAGGTTTTTAAAAGAAACATTTGAGATCTAAGTATACCAAAATTTATTACACACTCACCACTTCCGAAAAGAGGAGTTGCAGATTTTTCTCCTTTCTATATCTGCTACTAATACTACTATTCCATAATGCAACTCCTCTTCTTGGAGGTGGTGACGGTGAGAGGCAAAGGAGGGATGACAATGGAAGAATACGCAGAAAACCAAAAGAAGATACTAGATATCAAAGTAAACATTTTAAAGATGGCTGAAAAATTTATGGAAATTACTGTAAAAGAAAAAGACTCCGCAATGATTTCAGCCATTGCGGAGATAGTAAAAGCAATTAATCAACGGTTTCTTTTAGAGATTTGTAAATTGTTTGGAACGCATCTGTAATCTGAGTTGGTTCTGGATAGGATGATCCATTATTACCATATCTTTGTATCCATGCAATTGTCAAATCCTTGGATACTTCTAACAATTTGATATCAGTAACACTCAATAGTTTATCCACCATATTTTTTACCTCCATTTCTCATAGAGATATTTTATCAAACAGAAATGGGAAAAGCCAATAAACAAAAGAAGGGATTAAATGACGTTACAAGAGCATCAACGCTTGATGTAAAGACTTAATCAGGAATACCACAAGGAAATGAAACCTAGGTTGTTAGGGAACAATGGCGCGAACGCCAGAAGAAGTGGCAAGAAATAAAAAGACCGACCAGCGACTGCAATCGCTAATCGGCAACAAACAAATTATACCTAAGGAGATTTTATCATATGAACGAAAAAATTAAAAATCTTATTGAAGAATTAAAAAGCGAATGCCAAAAGCAAGGTATTTCTATTATTTGTACAGCACAAAAAGAAGGGGAACTTAAGAGCATCATTTATGGTGAGACAACAGAATTTTTACTTTGCCTTGCTATGCAAGAAGAATATTTAGATGAGAATTTTCCAGTACCAGCACATATTGTTCGTAGAATCGCTGTAGATGCTTATAAACGAGCACAAAACGAAGAAGAAAATCAATCTACAAATCATACCTTTGTTATTGATAACGAAGAGGATCTCGCTGACGTGATGACTCGCATTCTCAAGGGGGAATTTCAGTGAAGAAAACACGAATTAATGTGAAAGGAGCATATGCCCTCGTTGGTGTGGGTATGTGCTTCGCCACAATTAATATTTACTATGGTTGGATTTACTTCATTACTTTAGGTTTGACTTATTTTGCCAACTCTACACTTAAGGGGAGTGACTGAGCATGAATGAGTTAGCAAACCTAGACAGCTATTTGACGAATGAAGGTTGGGGTGTTCCTCAATATGAGGCGCCAATCGATGAGGAGGATGAAGATGAGTAAATCAACTTTAGACATGAGCCATCAAGAATGGCTCGAAGACCGCAAAAGAGGTATTGGTGGTTCAGATGTCGCAACCGTACTTGGATTGAATAAATACAAATCCCCTTATCAATTATGGCTTGAGAAAACGGGTCAAATTGAATTGAAAGATTCAGAGAGCGAACCAGCTTATTGGGGCAATGTTTTAGAAGAAGTTGTTGCCAAAGAATTTCAAGAACGAACAGGCAAAAAGGTTCGTAGAAGAAACCAAGTGTTTGAACATCCGTTACATCCATTTTTAAGAGCGAATATTGATCGTGATGTAGTAGGAGAAAATGCCATTCTTGAATGTAAAACAGCGAATCAATTTCTTAGCAAAGAGTGGGAAGGGGAAGAAGTGCCACTTAGTTATTTGTGTCAAGTGCAACATTACATGAATGTTTTGAACAAGGATTATTGTTATATCGCTGTGTTGATTGGTGGTCAAAGATTTATATGGAAACGAGTTGAACGAGATCAAGAACTGATTGACATCATCACAGAACGGTTAGTTGATTTTTGGGAAATAAACATTATCGGCGGAGAAGAGCCACTGATTGATGGAAGTAAAGCAACGTCAGATTTTCTAAAAGAGCGTTATTCGGAATTAGATTCAACTGAAATTATGCTTCATGCTGATTATGATGTTCTACTCGATCAAAAAGAAGAGTTACTCAAAAATAAGAAGGAACTAGAGAAGAATATTCGTCAAATCGACAATCAAATTATCCAAGAACTTGGAATAAAGAATGCCTCTACAGGTATCACACCTAATCGGATTATTTGTTTAAAATCAGTCGTTTCTAAACGAAAAGACTTGAAGAAAATAGCAGAGAAATATCCAGATGTGATGAAAGATGAGGAAATTTACAGCTTATCAACTTCAAATAGATTAGTGATAAAGGAGATTCAGTGATATGGCAACAAGTAAAGATTTAAAGAATCAACTAACAGAACAAAACAATCAAGCAGTGGATGTTTCAAAATTAGGTTTTAAAACATTGATGAGTCAGCCAGCTATGAAAAAGAAATTCAATGATATTTTACACGAAAAATCAGATGCTTTTATGGGTTCTCTTTTAACGTTAGTTGGTGGCGATGATTATTTATCTAAAGCAGAGCCGATGACTATCATCGCTTCTGCTTTAAAAGCAGCGACGATGGATTTACCAATAGATAAAAATTTAGGCTATGCCTATATTGTTCCATTTAATCGGAAAGAAAAGGTAGGAAAAGATTGGATTACGCATAACGAAGCCCAATTCATCCTAGGATACAAAGGCTATATTCAGTTAGCACAACGTTCTGGACAATACAAAGCACTTAATGCAATAGAAATTTATGAAGGGCAATTAATTGAATGGAATCCTCTGACAGAAGAGTTTCAGTTTGACTACAATGCGAAACAATCTGATCGAGTAATCGGTTATGTTGGATTTTTTGAATTACTAAATGGGTTTAAAAAAACTGTTTATTGGACAAAGCAAGAAGTGGAAGCTCATCGTATTAAACATGCCAAAGGGTTTGATAAAACAAAGCTAACTGGAGCGTGGAAAGAGAATTATGATGCGATGGCGATAAAAACCGTCTTACGTAACATGTTAGCTAAATGGGGGATTTTATCTGTAGAAATGCAAAATGCGGTTACTTCTGATGAAAGAGTTTTTCGATTTGATGAAAATAATGATCTTGTAGAAGAAGTGACTTTAAATGATGCAGAACCAATCGAACCAGAACGTAAAGAAGCAGAAAAAGTGGAAGACGTATCATCAGCGTTTGATGAATACGAAGAAACAGCAAATATAGACGAACAACAGGATTCATTGTTCGATGATATGAATCCGCCACTATAGCGAGGGAATTTCCCCTCGCTTATCTAAGGAGGTGATAGTGTGGCAAGACCAACAAAAGAAGGTCTTGATTATTTTCCTCTTGATGTTGATGTTTTCGAAGATGAAAAAATAGAGGCTATTGCTGGGGAATTTGGACTTAAAGGAGAAATTGCGGTAATCAAACTGCTTTGTGCGATATATAAAAAAGGATATTTCATTTTGTGGAATGATTTAACGCAAGCTACTCTTTTAAAACGCCTGCCAGGAGTAAGTAAGGAAATGCTCAATCAAATAGTGAACCGCTTAGTCAAATGGGGTTTTTTTGATAAACAACTGTTTGACTCGGTCGAGGTGCTTACGAGTGAGAATATCCAAGCCACCTACTTTGAAGCGACAAAAAGACGAAAATCACCAAAACCAACTAAGTATGTAATTAACGCAAACATTAATACACAAGATGAAAGAGATAATGCTGACATTAATCCCCAAAGTAAAGGAAATAAAAGTAAAGTAAATGAAACAAGAGTATCTTCTTCTAGATCTAGTATAGATATTCATTCAGAAAATATCGCAGAGAGCTATTGGCTAAATCAAGTGAATCCAGCAGAAGCACCAATGGTTTTAGAATCTATTCGTTTTTGGGTAAATGATTTTCAAGGACAAGATGAAATTGTCATCATGGCGATTGAAGAAATGCTAAAAAATGGTGCTAAAAATTATAACTATCTCGATAGAGTGCTAAAAAACTGGGAAAACAAGCAACTAGACACCGTTGAGAAAGTGAGAAAGTATTTGCAAGGTCATTATTCAAAATCACCTAGAAATGCAAATAAAACGCTTGAATACGAGAAATTTAGCACAGATGAGTTGCCTATTTGAGAGGAGGCGTAGGCATGGAAACCGTTGGAGAAATCATGGAAAAGCTGATACAGAAAGTGCTTGTCCAACGTGGCGAATGTCCTGAATGCGGACAGCCCTTGTATGGATGGCGTACGAATAATCCTGATGGCTCAGATCGTTGTAAACCAACTTGTATGCAATGTGGGTATAAAGCATTGCGAGTTCAGGAAGACTTACAAACAGAGCAAATGTACAACGAAAGTCTGAAAGCAAGAGCTATCAATTTTTTCAAAGGTGGTTCTGTCGTGCCTAATAAAGCGTTGTTTGATTGTACATTGCAGAATTATCAAATCGTTGATCAAGAAACAAGACAAGCGGTTGAAGTAACCAAACGCTTTGTTAATTCAGTCTTGTTAGGAAATCCAAGTCATCTTGTTTTAACTGGCAAACAGGGAACAGGTAAAAGTCACCTAGCGATGGCAGCGGCTTGGGAAGTTTTGAGGCGATCAAACTACGACAAGAAAATCTTGTTTATCGGGTTACAGGAAATGCTGGATCAAATCAAGTTTTCGTACAACAATCCTGAACTTAGAAAAACGATTGAGGGATCGTTGATTGCAGATATCAAAACGGCGGATTTAGTCGTCATTGATGATATCGGTTCAGAGCTAGGAAAAGATACTTCAGATAGTCGAGCATTTGGCATAAACACGTTGAATTCGTTCTTGGATGCACGACAGAACTTAGCAACGATTATCACAACGAACTTGCTTGGGGAAGAGTTGAAAAAGGCTTACGGTATGAGGACAACATCAAGAATATTTGTCAATTCTGATGGATTTACGATGGTCTTTTCTCAAACAACCGATAAACGATTAAAACCAGTAAAAGGAGCGACAGCATGAACACGTTCTATATTCCTGGAGAATTGATGAGTTTAAACGAATTTATCAATATTCAACGAACGCATCCGATGAAGGGAAATCAAGTCAAACAGAAAAACACCAATCGGTGTAAACGAGCCGTGTTAGAGGCTATTCAACAAGGCTTATCTTTCGAGTTACCTGTGTGCTTGTCGATTACTTGGTACATGAAAAATAGACGGAAAGACCCTGATAACATTGCGTTTGCCGTTAAGTTTATTCTTGATGGCTTAGTCAATGCAGGAGCGTTACCAAATGATGGCTGGAATGAAATCGTGGAAATCACACATCATTTCGTAGTAGATGCGAAACAGCCAAGAGTAGAGGTATCACTTTATTCAAAAGAAATAGAAGGAGCGACTGTGTAGGTGGGACAGCCAAAACAAACAGGTGGGACACCTAAGAAAAGACCGAGATTTTCTCTTGATGATGATACTCTAGCACAGCTTGCTTGGTTATATCAACAAGATACCAAGAATACAAGTCATCGAATCTATCCATCGGATACGTTGAAGAAAATCATTAACGAAGCGTATACAGTACGCAGAGCATTTAGAAATTAGCTATTGGAGGGTTAAGTGTGGCATACGTTGTAAAAGCAATGTGTTATGTCGATTCAGAAGGATATGGAGTTCCTAACTTAAAAGGAGCTAAACGTTATGAATCAAAGGAAATGGCAGAATTAGCTGCCTATGTGAGTAATGGCGAAGTAGTGGAAGTAAAAGATTATTCTCAAAAAACTAATAAAATCAATCCGCCTAAAAGGAAAAATTTGAGAAAAGAAAAACAATCTAAGTCTAATCAGGCATGGTTGAAACAAGAGGTGAGTAATCATGAGCAGAAAAAAGAAATTCATTCCAGAAGTTAACCAAGAGGTTGAATGCTTTTGTTGCGATTCAAAGCGTGAGACACCATGGCTATATCCGTTCGAAGGATATGTAAAGACAGTCTACGAAAAATCAGCCTTAGTAACAATCGGAAGTACTCATCCAAAAGATGATCACTTAGTAGTGGAGCGTGGTGGAAGAACGATTGTTCCATTTACAGAAATGAGGGCTGTGGAATGCTAGATATGAAAATTGAAAACTATCGAATCACTGAGACGAGTGATTGCAGAAATATTGTTTTATCACGAGTGATTCTTGATGAAAAAGGGAATATTCAATATACCGTAAATAGCAAAGGTGAAAAAGTAGAAGGGGTTTCGTTTATTGGATACTACCAAACGTTGAGCATGTGTTTAAAAGCCATACAGCGTGACTACGTGATGAGAGAAGGTCACGTGATAAAAAGTATTATTGAGTACAAAAAGGCGCTTGAGCGTATCACTAACGAGTTTGAAAAAGCATGTGAGATTGAGGAGGAAAACAAATGAAAAAATTAATTGTATTTATCAGTTTATTAGGAATAGGCATCACATTAGGAGCTTGCGGAAGAGAAAGCGATAAAGTTTCCTACAATGTAAGCCAAGAAGCAGATAATTTTAATGTGATTCGTCGGGTGACAGTGATCAATACTCGAACGGACAAAGTGGAGTTTGAAGCAATCGGTCGAATATCTGTGGATACGGAAGATAAAAATAAACTCGTTATTCTAGTTGAAACAGGAAAGAAACAGTACAAAAGACATCTTGTGAACATGACTAGTTGGAACATGTATGTGGTTGAAGATTTAGAAGGCGCTAAGGTCAATGAATACAAATACGAAGTAAATTACATGCCAGAAAGTATTGTGCCGTTTACGGTGACTGAGAAGAAGTAGGAGGACAGCGAATGATACCGAAGTTTAGAGCGTGGTACACACCGTTTAAAGGTGAAGAATTTGGACAAGAAATGAAATATGGACAAGCAGGAAGGTTGATCACTCATGCTGAAATGTCTCCAGATAAATATGTCCTCATGCAATCCACAGGACTGAAAGATAAGAATGGTGTGGAGATTTTTGAAGGGGATATAGTAGCAATTGAAAATCATCCTTTCCAGAAGAAAAAAGGCGATATGGGCGTAGGAATGGAGATTAATGGAAACTATGAAATCGGATGGGAAAAGCATGATTTAACGTGGTGCGCAGGTAGTTTATTACTAGCTAGGCTAAAACCCTATGTACGTGTCATCGGAAATATCTATGAGAATCCAGAATTGTTGGAGGCGGATTGAATGAAAGCAAAAGAACTAATACCAATTTTACAATTAAATCCAGAAGCAGAAATCATTGTATCAACTGTGGAGTATTACGAACGCAGTTTTCAAGATGTCGGATATAAGCGGGGAGAAAGTCAAGCAGTCAGAAATGTAAATATCGATAACGATAATAATCTCATCCGTTTAGAAGGCGGAAAAGTGAGTACGTTATGAAGGAGGAATAATATGAATTTATTAATTACACTTATTGTTATGGTCATTACAAATGTAATTTTTTATAGATGGTATACAAGCGAACTAACTAAGGAACTCAAAAAAATAGAGGATAGAGTAGATAAAAAGTTACTCATCCTCATTAGAAAAAATCATTGAGCAAAATTGTTGTCCCAATGTAGTAATTTTTATCGAACCTAGTATACATCTAATATTAAACTCAGCATTTTTAAAAAATGGATCTTGTTTATATGTTTCTTTCATTGATTCTGTAATTGATTTATAAAAATATGAACTTTCAAATTGGTTGTAAATATCAATGCTTTTTTCATTTGCAAGTCCAATCTGTTGTCTAATTTCAATTAAACCATACGATTGAAGCGTTTCTATAGTAGGGTTTGCGCTATCGGGATTTAAAGGATCGAATAGAATCAAATCATTAACATGCGTGATTCCTTTGCCATCCATTTTTTCTACTCTGAGAGAAACTGTAGGATGCACAGGGTTTAAATAAATTTTAGATAATAAATCAGCATCTGTGGTAGTTAATTCTGAAAGAATAGTTGAAAACCTTGGGGAAGCATTTGAATTTTTTCGATTATCAATTAAACCGGCTAATAAGTTAGCAAAATACTCACGCATATCTTCTTCTTCGATTTGGTATCGTGAATCTTCCATTGTTTTAAGAGCAAGTCCAAATTTTGATGTATCGCGATTTTCATCAGGTATACTTTCAGTTTTAGTATTGAGTTTATTGACAAAATCTTGATAGGATTTTTCGCTTGTTACATTAAGTCTCCGAAGAGGACCCATTACGTAGTTAACTATACCCCCAAGACCCTCGCCAATAGATTTTGTTGCAGGTCCTAAAGTATTGACAATCAATTCTTTAGGAATAAGTTCGATATTAATAAGGGAACCTTTTTCATCTGACATATTACCATCTCCTTTTTAATAAAAGTATACCAAAAAAGTATCAAATTTTTAATTTATTATGGAGGAATTAGAATGAACAACAGACGCCGCAGAGTAGCAAAACTAAAGAAGCAAGAGCTGAATGCAGCGAAAGCAAATTTTGAGAGTGAATATGGAGTTTCTGCAGAACAAGCAATTGAATTAGTAGATATTTTTGTTAAAACAGTAGCTGAGACGGTAGGAACCATCTTTCAAAATATTGGAAAAGCATTCTGCAATATAGGAACGATATTATCGAATATTAACAATGCAAAGGAAGGGAATAATGATTACCAATATTATTTCAGCAGGAATCATCTTAATTCTGCTAGTAAGTACTGTAAGCCAACAAGTAGAACTAAAACATCTGAAACGAGAAAACCAATTAATGAAAAACATGTTACAAAAAACGGAGTTTTCATTCTTTGATGAATTAGATAAATACAAATAAAAAAGCCGGATTCCTCCGACTTTGGTTAATAATTCTGACACAATTATTATATCATAATTGGAGGAATCAATGGATGGTACTTTTCGATGTAAAGAAGTATGAGACACCAGAGGCAAAAGATGTGGATATGGAACGCACGAAACACAATGTCGCTGTATTCCTTTCTGCATATCTGTCAGCTAGATGTAGGGTAGGTCAACCTCGTGAACCTAAGGTAACAGCATCTTACTCCTTGGTTCCACCTTCTACAGCAAATAATACATTTGAAGCAGAACGAATGATGATTGAGAAAGAGGAAGCACAAGAGGAATTTGAGTACTTGCACAAATTATTTATTCGTGGCTATTCAGCAATTCAGCATCCACATAAACCTGATATAACAGAAAGACGGAAAAAGATATTCTACGATCGCTATATCAACGGTATGTCAATTTATGTAACTGCCCAAAGAAATAATACGAGCGAGGAATCTGTTAAAGCAGAATCAAACAAAATCATCATTCAATTTGCTTCTTCCTTAGAACTGGTTGCTTTTAAGTAGCCAGTTTTTACACTTTTTATACCCATTTACTAACCAAATACTTTCCTTTTTATACCTTTTTTGTACCAATCAACTACCTAGCAAGTGATTTATTATGATAGTGTCGAAAGATTGCGAAAAAGGATCGACAAAATAAACGAAGGGAGGTAGTCTCTCTCATCGTTGTAATTATGCTTTGATGGACAGCAACTAAACAAAAAATAAACGAAAAGGAAGTGACAAGCTCCTTGTTAATTTCTTCGTATTTATCAACTGGTTGCTGTCTGTTATTACATATTAGATCACTCGTTGAGTGGTCTTTTTATTTTGGAAGGATGATTGCTATTACACAGTTTATATATAAAGAAATATCAAGAATAGAAGCGATGGCGAAGATTGATTCTGGTGATGTTTCTGATTTATATTTTGTTCATTTTTATTACGAAAGCGATGAACCTTATAGTCATTATGAAAATCATGTTCAATATTTAATTAATCGTCGTCTTATGAACACAGAACCAATACTTTATCACTCTGAATATATTATCAAAACTAATCGTTTGTTTGGTAAGTATAAAAAAGTATTGGCAGAACCAAATAATACTTTTTTGCAATCGGCATATAGAAAGCACAAAAAACACGTATGGTTGATAAAACAAGTACAGGATTTTCCTAAAACAACAGATTGGAGAAAACCGCCATTTTTGAAAGGAGATAATTAAATGAATGATTTTCATGAAGCAGTACTAATAATTAATGTAAATGATGATATCGCAGAATCCTACAAAACAGCTATTGAGTCTGAGAACCATCCTAATGGTTTGAGAGATCATTGGAATGGCAATTACGCCTATGTGGAAATTGGTAATAAGGTAGATCATTATCTTGGCCACGTTTTTCCGAAAGATACTGTTAAATTAACAGTTCAATTATTATCTCATACATTACCAAATTTAAAAGAAACAGTTAATTGGTATGAGAAAATGGGTGCTGAAATAATTAGAACAAACTATAAAGAGAATCAAGGGAAGAGTAACAATGCCAATTGATTCGTTTTATAAAAGTAAACGATGGATCAAAAAGAAGAATGCAATATTAAGAAGATATCAATATGAATGTCAAGAAAGCAAGAGATATGGTATTCGAGTGAAAGCAGAAATGGTCCATCATATTTATCCAAGAAAAGAATATCCTGAGTTAGCTTTTGTTGATTGGAACTTATTACCATTAACACACAAAAAACATAATATGTTTCACGATCGAGAGAATGATGAGATTATTGGTGAAGGTTTATATTGGCAAAGAAAAAGGCAGAAAGAGTTTGAGCGTTGGAAAAAGGATAGAGAATCCCCCCCTCCTTTTGAAATCTAAAATTACTTTTTGGGAAACGGATATGGGAACTTTTTCCAATAGCGAGGACTTTTTGAAAAAATTTTTTCCTTGAGATGAAATACGATAATAGCAATGAATAGAGCTGTTTTTATCGTTTAAAACCGTGCAGAAAAAAGCCCTTTTTTTCGCAGTAATATATCTTGATTTGAGGAGGTGATAACTTGTCTAAAAATATCCCAAAACGTGAAAGTATAAAAAAACGCACAATTAAATATATGAAAGAATTAGGAACATATAAGCCACAATACAATCAAATTATAGAAGTTTATTCTGATATGGTTTATCAATACAATTATCTAAGTCGTGAGTTTGAAAGACAAGGTTATGAAATTATTTTGGAAACAGAAAAAAGCGGGGGGAAGAAATCGCCAATTTTAGCAAGTTTAGAAAACCTTCGAAAAGATATAGGTACTTATTCTGATCGATTGATGCTGAATGCTAGAACCTATCAAGCTGAAGTAGAAATGCCTAAAAAAGAGAAATCCGCTTTTGCTAAACTTTTAGAACAACAACAGATGTGATCAGATGGACTTATCAAATATTACATCTAAGCATTTTGAAACAGCTTTAAATTATGCAAAATCAATTGTTGATTTTAAAGTACTAGCTAATTTGGATAGAAGACTAGCATGCGAACGCTTTTTGAAAGATTTGGAACGAACAGATATTGATTTTAGGCAAGAACAATTTGATTTTGTCATTAATTTAATTGAAGGTACAATCCATCATGTTCAAGGAGAAGATAAAAATGGTGTGAGTTATAAAGGGCAACCATTATTGCTGACTGATTGGCAAAAATTTGTTTGTGTGAATTTATTTGGATTTTTTGAAAAAGGTTCAGATATTAGGCGTTTTAAAGAAGCACTTATTTTTTTACCACGAAAACAGGGGAAAACAGCATTTAGTGCTGCACTAACCGAAGCAAAAAGCATTTTAGATAGACGATCGGGTTCTAAAGCTTACATTGTTGCTAATTCAGTAAAACAAACGCTAGAATGCTTTAATTTTTTAGTTGATAACGTCAACGAATTAAAAGAAGATGTTGAAAAACTAAGAATACGTGATAACAATCAAGAACATTCCATTTCAATCAATTTCGGTGATGGTACAAGTGACATATTTGCAATTGCGAACCAAGAAGATAAACTCGATTCATTAAACTGTAATTGTTTAGTATTAGACGAACTCCATTCTTGGAAAAGAGCAGGAGCTAAAAAATATACTCTAATGAAAAATGCAATGAAAGCATATCGGAATAAATTATTAATAGGAATTTCAACCGCAGGAGATATTCCTGACGGTTTTCTAGCTAACCGTTTAAAAACATTACAAAAGGTATTGAATGGTTCAATTACTGATTCAGCATATGATTCTTATTTTATTTTCATTTGTAAAGCAGATCAAGACGAAGAAGGTAATATTCTAAATAGTAAAGGAGAAATTACCACTATTGATGATCCAGAAGTATTAGAAATGTGTACTCCTTCTATCAATGTGACAGTGACTTTGGATGAACTATTAGATGATGCCTCACAAGCAATGAATGAAACACAATTAAAAACAGAATTTCTAAATAAAACGTTGAATGTATTTACCAATGCAATGGATGCATATTTCGATATTAATGAATTTAGAAGCTCTGATATGCAGTATGATTGGACATTAGAAGATTTAGCAAAATTACCAATTGTTTGGTATGGAGGAGCTGATTTATCTAAATTACATGATTTAACTGCAGGTGCTTTGTATGGTTCGTATAAAGGAGTAGATATCTGTATTACTCATGCTTTCTTCCCTAAATTAGCTGCTGTAAAGAAAGCAGAAGAAGATGGAATACCATTGTTTGGTTGGAAAGAAGATGGCTGGCTCACAATGAGTAATACTCCTACCGTTTTACATGATGATATTGTTAATTGGTTTATTTCTATGAAACAAAAAGGCTTCAAAATTAAACTTGTTGGTTTTGATAAAAAGTTTGGTCGAGAGTTCTTTTTTAAAATGAAAAAAGCAGGATTTAAAATTAAAGATCAACCACAATACTTTTATAAGAAATCAGAAGGCTTCCGTCATATCGAGGTAAAAGTCAAAAATAAACAGTTCTATTACTTACATTCCGATGCCTATGAATATTGTGTTCAGAATGTGCGAGCAATTGAAAAAACAGATGATATGATTCAGTACGATAAACTAGATGGTGACGGCGGAGTTCAGCGTGTTGATTTGTTTGATGCAAGTGTATTTAGCTGTTGCCAGATGCTAGAAGATATGGCATTTGGTAATGTTGGCACAGAATGGTTAAATCGTAAATATTAAAAGAAGAAAGAGTGATTTCCTTTGTCTAAAAAAAGAAGAAAAGCCAATAAAATACGGTCAGAACCCCAACCATCAGGATCAAGTGATCCTACGGTTGGTTTTTTTATGTCAGATGTTGCAAGAGAAGTATTAGTTCCAGGTTATACTCGACTGTCTGATAATCCAGAAGTAAAAACAGCTTGTCAAAAAATTGCTGATTTAGTATCAGGAATGACGATTCACTTAATGGAAAATTCAGATAGTGGAGATATTCGTATTAAAAATAAATTATCTAGAAAAATTGATATTGAACCTTATTCTTATATGACTAGAAAGAATTGGGTTTATAACATTGTGTATTCAATGTTACTTCCAGGAGATGGAAATGCGATTGTATTTCCAGAAATGAGAGACGGCTTTATTCATGAATTGAAACCATTAAAGCCTTCTCAAGTTAGCTTTATTGAACTGGATGAAGGATATCAAGTCAAATATGGAGCATCAACTTATAATTCAGATGAAGTTTTACATTTTGCAATCAATCCTGATCCAGAACAACCATGGAGAGGAACTGGGTATAGGATTCAACTACGAGATGTTACTCATAATTTACGTCAAGCAAATTCAACTAAAAAATCATTTATGAGTGGTCAATATATGCCTAATGTCATTGTGAAAGTTGACGCATTGAATGAAAGTATTGCAAGTGAAGCTGGGAGACAGCAAATCAAGGACAAATATTTAGGTGAATCTCGACCAGGAGAGCCATGGATTATTCCTGCAGAGCTATTAGATGTACAACAAGTAAAACCATTATCGTTAAAAGATATTGCAATCAATGAATCTGTAGAAATCGATAAGAAAACTGTCGCAGCATTACTAGATGTACCTGCGTTTATTTTAGGAGTAGGTACTTTTGATAAAGACGAGTATAACAATTTCGTTCGTACAAGAATTAAAGCTATTGCAGATGTTTTTCAACAAACTTTGACTAAAGGACTTCTTGAAAATCCAAATTGGTATTTCAAATGTAATTCTAAAAGTTTAATGGCTTATGATATCAAAGAATTAGCAGAAATTGGGATGAATCTGTATATTCGAGGAATCTATACAGGAAATGATGTTTTGAATATGATAGGTGATTCTCCTAAAAAAGGATTAGATGATCTGATTATCTTAGAAAACTTTATTCCTCAAGGAATGATTGGAGAACAAAATAAATTAAAGGGTGGTGATTCTGAGTGAGTGTAAAAGAAAATCAAACACGTTCCATGGCTACTAATTTTTCTACCAGAGAAGAAACAACAGGAGAAAAAATTATTGAAGGTTATTTTGCTGTTTTTAATCAAGAAACAGAGCTTTGGCCAGGCGCTTTTGAAGAAATTTCACCAGAAGCTTTCAATGGCTCCTTGAGCAATGATATACGAGCGTTAACAAACCACGAAACTACTCTAGTTTTAGGTAGGAACAAGTCAGGGACATTGAAATTAAGTGTTGATTCTAGAGGTTTATGGGGGCAAATTACCATAAACGAAAATGATTCAGATGCTTTAAATCTATATGAACGTGTAAAACGTGGCGACGTAGATCAATGTTCATTTGGTTTTAATATTTTGAATGAAGAAACTGATTGGAGAGAAGATGGCACGGTGAAGTGGTTGTTAAAAGAAATTGATCTTCATGAAGTTTCTGTAGTCACATTCCCTGCTTATGAAGACACAGGAGTACAAGCTAGGCATAATCAACTAGAGCAATATCGTGAAAAACAGACGAAGCAGTGGCGTAAAAATTTATTAGATCAATTAAAAAATAGGGGGAAATAGTCATGGCATTAAAACAAATCATGCTACAAAGAAAAATTACTAATAAAAAAGAAATGCTTAATTCATTAAGAGAAAAAGATGCTGAATTTCAAAAGCGAGAAAAAGATTTAGAAACCGCCATTGAAGAAGCTAAAACAGAGGAAGAACAACAAGTAGTGGAAGATGAGGTCAATAAATTTAATGAAGAAAAAGAGCCTCATGATCAACAAATCCAAGAACTAGAAGAAGAAATCAATTCTTTGGAAGAAGAATTAACACAGTTGAATGAAAAGAAACCTTCAAATAAAGGAGAGGAAAGAGATATGGCAGTAAAACAAAATACCAGAGCAAAAACTAATACAGATTATCATGAACGTTCAGATGTGAAAGAATTTTATAATGAACTACGCGAAAGACTTCAAATGCGTGCAAATGGTCAAGTTTTGCCAGATGGACCAAGTGGCGCAGAATTAATCATTCCAGATGTCATTGTCAACCGTATTCGTGAGCGTATTGGTGATTTTACTACGCTATATCCATTAGTTGACAAAGTGATTGCTAAAGGTCGTGTGAAATTAATTTTAGATGTAGATACTAGTGAAGCAACTTGGTTAGAAATGCGAGGAGCATTACCAGAAAATGATGATTCTAAACTAACTGCAGTTGAGTTTGACGGTTTCAAAATTGGTCGAATTGTCTATATTGATAATTCTCTATTAGAGGATTCTGTTATTAATTTAGATGATTATTTAACGAAACGAATTGCACGATCTATTGCAAAAGGGTTAGATAAAGCCATTGTTACTGGTACAGGAAAGGATGATAAACAACCTGATGGAATCCTTCCTAAAATTCCTAGCAAAAATAAAGTAACAAAAAAACCAACTTATGAAGAACTAATTCCAGTGTTAGGATTGATTGATACTGGTGAAGATGCTACTGGTGAGATTGTAGCTGTTATGCATCGTCAAACTTACTATAATCGAATTGCTACGCTAACGCTTCACGTAAATTCTAATGGAGTAGATGTCGTTCAATTACCTAATTTAGCACAACCTAACTTCTTAGGATTAAAAGTAGTTTTCAATAACTACTTACCTCAAGATAAACTCTTATTTGGAGTGTTTGATAAATACACTTTGGTAGAACGTGAATCGGTTCGTGTAGATATGTCAGGTCATTATAAATTCAGAGAAGATCAAACAGCTGTTCGTGGTTTAGGGCGTTATGATGGAAAACCAGTAGTGCCTGAAGCGTTTGTAGAAGTAACATTAGATACAGTGGGGGAGTAACGATGCCAGAGTCAAGACTGGCAAAAAATAGTTACGAGTCTTTGACGATTCCTGATTTAAAAAATATTCTTGACGAACAAAATATTAGTTATAAATCAAATGCGAGCAAAAAAGAGTTATTAACATTATTAGAGGAAACAGACTAGTTTCCTCTTTTCTTATTAGGAGATGACTATGAATACTCAAATTTTAGAGTTATTAAAAGTGAATTTAGGTATCATGACAGATAAGCGAAATGAGTATTTGTTATCAATTATTGACAGTGTGATTAGTGAATTAGAATCCGAACAAGGAATTATAATTGATAATAATGATGATCTTCATATCATGTTTATTGTTGATTATTCAGCTTGGCGATATCGATCGAGAGGTGAAGGTGTTATGCCAAGAAATTTACAATTTAGATTGCATAATTTAGTACTTTCGATGAAGAAGGGATAAATATGGATAAGACATGGGATTTAGATATTTTTCTTCTTGAAAATGATGGATTTACTAGTGATGAAATAGGAAATCAGATAGCTAAATACAAAGAAAATCCAGTAATGGCTTACGAGGATAATGTAAGTAGAGGCGAATTTTATCAGGCTGGACAAAATGGTATAGAGAACCTTCATTTGTTTATTATTCATCCTTATGAGTATTCTGGAGAAAACTACCTTAAATTCGAAGGAAATAAATACAAAATTATTCGAACATATCAAAGAAATTATGAAGAGTTAGAAGTTATTTGCCGTTTGAATTTAGGTGATAGGAATGAGTAATTCAATCCACATTAGCGAATTATCAAAAGAAATTTCTAATGTAGTTAAGTCATATAGTAAAGAAGTTGAATTAGAAGCAGGGGAAGCAACAGAGCTTGTGGCGAAAGAAACTGTTCAGGAATTAAAGCGTAGTAGTCCAAAACGTTCTGGAAAATATGCACGTAATTGGACCAAAAGAAAGCAAGGTCCTACTGGACAAATTGTTTTTCAAAAAGATCCTACTTATCGATTAACACACTTGTTAGAAAATGGTCACGCTCTAAAACGAGGCGGACGAACCATAGGGAAAGTAAAAGGACAACCTCATATAGCTATCGCAGAAGAAAAGGCCGTTTCTTCGTTAGAAAAAGAGTTGATTAGGAGGTTGAAATGAGTATGTTGTTAACTGAATTGAAACAATTGCTGGATCAAATGAATTTACCTATTTCTTATCGTGAATGGAAACCAGGACAAGTACCAGAATTACCCTATTTACTTTACTATGAAAATTCAAGTGATAATTTTTATGCTGATAATGAGGTGTTTCTCAAAAAGACGGACGTTATCATTGAATTATATACAAATACCAAGAATATTCGTGAAGAAAATAAATTAGAGGAATTACTTAGTACAAACAAAATTCCTTTTGATACTTATGAAACTTATTTGTCATCCGAACAAATGTATTTAAAAGCTTACGAAATCAATATTTAAAATAGAGGTGAAAGAAATGGCACAAAAAGAAAGAGCAGTAAGTGCTGAAAAGAATCGTGTAGAGTTTGGATTGGAAAATGTTTATTATGCTAAAGCGACTTTAAATCCAGAAACGGGAGAAATTACTTATGGAACGCCGGTTCATTTTCCTGGTGCAGTTGAATTATCCATTGAACCTTCTGGAGATCTGATTAAGTTTAAAGCAGATAATGTTGATTATTATACTTCTCCAAACAATCAAGGATACGACGGAACCTATACCTGCGCTCGAATTCCCGAAGATTTTGCTGTAGATATTTTGGGAGAAAAAGTAGATGATACTGATAAAGTTCAAACAGAGTATGCGAATGCTGAGACTTCTCCTTTTGCTCTAATGTTCCAATTTGAAGGAGATAAAACAGCAACTCGACATGTGTTGTATTATTGTACAGCAAATCGTCCAACGGTAGGATCGACAACTAAGGATTCAGGAGATCCAAATACGTCAGAATTAACATTTAGTGCCGGACCACGGCCTTCTGATAAAGCTGTAAAAACTAAAACAAGACCAGATACTCCGTCTGGTGTTTATGACAAATGGTTTACAAAAGTTTATGAAAAAGGAGCAGTTGCTTAATTATGGAAAAAACAATTAAGATTGGTGCTACTGAAATTCGATTAGCTTCTAATGCTGCAACACCTTTGCGGTATAAGATGCAATTTGGAAGTGATTTTTTTGCAGACCTCTTAACTTTAGCGAAAGCTTTAGACAATCAAAATGAAGATGGTAGTTTTAACTTAAATGATATTTCATATGATGATTTGAAAAGGGTAGAATTAACCCTTTTATATAATTTTGTATGGACTTATGCTAAAGCGGCAGATTCAACTATTCCTGATCCAATCACTTGGTTAGAAAGTTTGGATTCTTTACCATTAGCAGACTTTGCTGGAGAATTACAAGAGTTGATTTCTCATAGTATACAAACTAAAAAAAAGTAAACGATGAAATGGCTTCTAGTGATGAGACACTTACTACGGAGTCATTTCTTTTTATTTGCAAACAAGTAGGTTTATCAAATGAAGAAATGCAGTTAATGGAAATAGGTGACTGCTTAGATTTCGTTCAAGAATGGATAGATAATCATCAAGAACAATCATCTACAAAATCTAAAACTAGAAAAGCGACTCAAGCAGACTTTGATGCATTTTAGAGAGGAGGGGAATAAATGGCTAAAAAGAAAATTTCAGGAATTACGATTGCACTTGATGCAGACACTAAAGGCGTAACATCTGGACTGAAAGATATTGTTAATCAATCGACAAATGTATCGAAAGAATTGAAAGATGTAGAGCGTTTGTTAAAACTAAATCCTAATAACGTTGAATTACTCTCACAAAAGCAAGAATTGCTTTCTCGACAAGTTGAATTAACTACCAATAAATTGGAAGCACTGAAAGGCGCCCAAGCTGATGTAGAAAGGCAATTTAAATCAGGAGAAATTGGTGAGGAACAATATCGGAAGTTTAAGCGAGAAATTGAAGCCACTGAAGGTGCTCTAAATGGTTTTAAAGGACAATTATCGAGTATGAGAGTAGAACAAGAAAAACTTGCTCAAAATACACAGCGATTATCCACTTTTTTTGAAGCTACAGGAACAGATATCAATGATTTTTCAGACGTTTTAGGAACACGTCTAACGGCAGCAATCAAAGAAGGAAAAGCCAATTCCTCTCAACTTGAAGATGCATTAAATAAAATTGGTAGAGCTGCATTAGGTCAAACGGCAGACATCAACAAAATGAAACAAGCACTCGATTCAATTGATGATGGAAATTCTGTTCAAAAGGTTTCTTCTGACTTAAATAGTTTAAAAAGTGATGCTAATAAAGCAGATGATGCTTTAGACAAAATAGGTGACACTTTAGAAGAAATTGACGATAAAATCGACAAAGGTAATTTGTTGGATGCTGGTGAGTCTCTAAGTGAAATGTCTGATAAAGCCAAAGATATGGCTGGAAAAACTATTGAAGCATTTATGGAAGTAGAAGATGCTCAGAAGAAATTAAATGCTTCTATGGGAGTTGCAGGTACAGAATCAGCTAAAAAATATGAACAAGCTTTAAACGATGTTTTTACTAGTGGGCTTTTCGACGATATGAATGAAGCTGCCGATGCGGTAGCTTTGGTATCTAAAAACCTTGGCGATATGAGTAACCAAGATTTGAGTCAATTGGTTCAAGATGCGAAAGTTTTAGAAAATACTTTTGGAGTTGATTTAAAAGAAACTATTCGTGGAGTTGCAGCTATGCAACAAAATTACGGAATTACTGGTAAACAAGCATTGGATATGATCACAGTTGCTCTCCAAAGGAATGGCAGTACATGGGCAGATGAAGTTGGAGATAATATGGCTGAATACTCACAGTTATGGTCTCAAATGGGCTTTAGCGCCTCAGAAACTTTCCAAATTTTAGAGAATGGTACTCGTAATGGAGCATATAATTTAGACAAAGTGAATGATGTTGTTAAAGAAATAGGAATTTCTTTAACTGATGGACGTATAGAAGAAAATATTGATTCATTTTCTCAAAAATCTAAAGAGTTATTTGAATCATATAAGAGTGGTGGAGCTTCTCAAGCAGAAGTTATCCAGTCGCTCCTTACTGATTTAGGAGAGATGGAAAATAAAACCGAAGCGTTGTCTCTAGCATCTACTGTTTGGAGCGCTTTAGGAGAGGATAATAGTTTAAAAGTATTAACTTCTCTAATGAGTGTTAAAGGTGGCTATGAGGATGTTCAAGGAGCAGCAGATAAATTAAATAATGATACCACTACAACTAGTCAAAAAATGCAAGGAGCATGGAATGATTTGAAGTTAGCTTTAGCTCCAATAGGTGAAGAATTAGCAACTGCATTAGTTCCTCTATTAGAAGGATTGACTGAGATATTAAAAATGTTTCAAAATTTACCTGGTCCTGTTAAGACGTTTATTGCAGCATTTTTAGGAATATCAGTAATTTTAGGTATTATTACTGGCTTAGTTGTTGCTATGGAAGCATTAGCAGGAATAATAGGTGGATCAGTTGTTGCAACATTAGGGATTTTTGCGGCAGTAATCGCAGGAATTATTGTAGTAATCAAAAACTGGGGAGCAATCACGGACTGGATTTCCGATAAATGGGATAAGGTTAGTAGTTGGATATCTGGTGTTTGGAAACAACTTTCAGAGAGTGCATCAGATATATTCGGCTCAATCCAAGATTTCTTTACTAATCTTTGGGACGATATCACTAAGGGCGTAACTGATACTTGGGATAATATAACTCAGTATTTTTCTAACATGTGGAATGATATTGTTCAAGGAATTCAAGAAACATGGGATGAAGTTGTCCAATATTTTACGAATATATGGGATGGCATAACACAAAGTATTAGTAATACATGGGACGGTATTGTTAATTATTTTTCAGAGTTATGGGAAACTATCGAAGAAAATATTCATGAGGTATGGCAAAGGATTAAAGATTTCTTTGAACCAATCATTAAAGGGATATTTAACATTATTAGTGTTCCCCTCTCTCTTTTGCAGACAGTTCTAGAAGCTGTATGGTTGAGTATAAAGGCTGGTATTACAATTGCTTGGGAAGCAATTAGTCAGTTTTTCTCGTATATATGGGGAACTATCGTTCAGACCATGCAAATTGTTTGGAATGGCGTCGTTCAATATTTTTCAGGTGTTTGGAATACAATTTCACAAAAAGTTCAAGAAATATGGCAAATAATTACTCAATTTTTATCTAATACATGGCAAAGTATTTCTCAAACAGCCCAAAATATATTTATTCCAATTAGAGATTTCTTTTCAAATACGTGGAGTCAAATAAAAAATAGAGCAACAGAGTTATGGAATATTATTAAGGAATTTTTATCAACTACATGGACAAAAATTTCGACAACCGCTTCAAATATATTTACTTCTGTAAAAGATAAACTGACCTCTATTTGGCAAGGAATTACTTCGTCTATTAGTAATGTAGTTTCTAAGATGAAAGATACTGTAGGTTCTGTTTTTGACAAGATGAGAGATAAAATTTCATCTGTAGTTGAAAAAATAAAAGGAATCGTTCAAGGATTGGCTGACAAAGTCAATGAAGTGAAAGAGAGCATAAAAAATTTTATAAGAAAAATTGCGGAAGCTATAGGAAATATCAAGCTTCCTCATTTTAGTTTGAAAACATCTAGCAAGAAAATTTTAGGGAAAGACATTACCTATCCATCAGGGATTGACGTAAAATGGTTTGCTGATGGTGGGATTTTAACTAAACCGACAATTTTCGGTGCTTCTGGAAATAAATTGTTAGGTGGCGGTGAAGCTGGTAAAGAAGCAGTGGCTCCTTTAGATAAACTAATGGCTTATATTCAAAAAGCTGTAGATGTTGGTTTATCTAAGAAACAAGCTACAGATGAAATTCATTTACATTTAACAGCTTATGGTAATTTACCAAAAGAAACATTAGATCAAATTGCTGAATATTTGATGTATAAGTTTGTTGATTTAAAAAATAAAAATGAATTTAGTGGGTGATAATCATGATTGATGGTTGGTTTAAACTCGGAAATCATTGGAGTAAAGAATTTAATGCATTTATTTGTGAGAGACCAGAAAAGAAAAAAGCTAAAAGGGTATTTAATTTAGAAGAAGTTTCTGGATTAAATAAGTTAGCAGTTAACGATGGTGGTTACTATACAAATGTTGAACAAACTTTAAATTGTTTTTATTTATCACCTACACTGGAACACATTCAATATTATGAAGATTTGATTACAGAAGCACTGGATACAAAAGGAGAATATGTAGATTTTGTACCCTATTGGGACCCTATATATATTTATCAAGCGATTGTAATAAATGAACCAAATTTCGAAGGAACTTTTCATACATTAAGAGGAGTTCCTTTTTCGTTTGATTTAAGTATTGCTCCTTTCAAAAAAAATATTCTAGGAATGAACCCTGTTATCTTGGAAAAACAGGGTTCAATTTATAATCCAGAACGATATCCATCTTACCCTAAAATTAAAATATATGGATCAGGCAATGTGACAATTTCTATTAATGGAAGAGAGACAAAATTTTCCAATGTAACTTCAGATATTACAATCGATTCTGATCCAGATGTGATGGAAACTTATCGTGAGGTAGATGGTGTTTTAGTAAATGAACATAAGAAGTTGTTAAGTAACCAAGTTTATCCTTATTTAGATTCTGGTGAGAATCGGATTATTTGGAATAGCAATGTAAAAAAGATTGTTATTGAACCGAGGTGGCAAACTAAGATATGAAACCAGTATTATATAGTCCTACAGACACAGATTTTACCGCTGGAGGTATTGGCATATTATCTGATTGTAAAAAATGTCTAGTGACAGAGGAAGCAAATGGCAGTTATACTGTTGAATTAAGTTTTCCTATCAACGCAAAATTTTCAAGTCAATTAGAAGATCATAATTATCAAATCAAATGTAAACCTAACGCAACGGATGATTTTCATATTTTTTATATTTACAACCATTATAAAGATATGGCTACAGGATTATTATATGTTTACGGAAAATCTAGAACTATGAAACTCGGAAATCGTGCGGTGAAGAAATTTGAATTTGAGCGAGCTACTTGTCAAGAAGCAATGAAATACTTGGAAAAATCAATGGATCAACCTAGTGATATTCGTTTGTTTAGTGATATTACTCGTGTAGGATCAACAAGTATCGAAGTATCCAATCCTTTAAAATGTATCAAAGGAATAGATGGTTCTTTAAACCAAATATTTGGCGGAGAGATGAAACATGAGCCATTCAAATTATCTTTATTGAATCGAAGAGGGAGAGATCATGTGACAACTTTTAGATACAGAAAAAATTTAACTGGTTTGAAAGTTGAAACTAATTTTGATGGGTTACTAACTCGAATTTTTCCTTATGCAGATGTACAAAATAATGAAGGGGAAACAGAACGTATATTTGGAAATCCAGTAGATTCACTTAATATCAATAAGTATGATGGCGAGATTTATTCAGAATATGTTCAATTTACAGAAGATCAAGGTGTTACAGATCAAAAAAGTTTAAATGAAGTATCAAAGAAATATTTTAGTTCCATTAATCCTAATTGTGATCAACCAAATATATCTATTGAATTGAACATTCGAAAAATGGAAGATACAGCTTTAGCAAAACGATTTAAAAAATTTCGTGAAGTTGGATTATTTGATACATTTGATATTTTTCATGAACGTTTTAAGATTAATATTACTGATCAAATAACTAAAGTAATTTATGATTCTTTAAACGAGCGAGTTGAATCTTTAGAAGCCGGCGATACACAATATACCTTCTTTGAGAAACAGAAACAAGAAATATCAAATACGTTAAAAGGGTATACAGGTAAAAAATATGCAAGTGATTTTATTGATGTAGTCACCAATATTATTTCTGGTAATGATGGTGGTCATGTTATATGGTGGCCTAAGAATCGACCGACTGATTTATTCTTTTGTGATCATCCTAAATTAGAAGAAGCAAAACTTGTTTTACGAATAAATAAAAGCGGAATAGGCTTCTCATCAAAAGGGTGGCAAGGACCATTTGATACCGCATGGACTTTAGATGGTAAGTTTAATGCTAATTTTATTCAAACAGGATTAATAAAGGCAGATATCTTTCAAAACTCTTTTAATAAAACTGGAGATGTATTGAAATTAGTTAATGGACTACTTCAAATTTGGAATAACAAAAAGAAAATAATGGAGTTAACCAAAAAAGGAATGGAGTTTTGGAATTCTAATAGTTCAATTGGAACGATTGGAACAACTGATTCTGCTGGTAATCCTTTTCCTGGAGCTTCTACTCCCACACCTATTGAAGATAATTCTTTAGTTATTCGTACAAATGGAGACGGCAAATATATTTTGATTTCTCCTAAAGTCGGTAAAGGATTAGTTTTATTAGGAAATGGTAAAGCAATTTATTTTGGAGACTTAGATGTACAAGGCAAACTCACAGTCAACGGAAAAGAAATCACAGGGAACAACAGTGGAGGAAGTGATCCTGGAACTATCCCTCCTCAATTGACGACGGAAGCTGAAAAAAGAGCATGGAAAATTTGGACAATGCTGAAAGCTCGTGGCTATTCTGAATATGCAGCTGCAGGTATTCTAGGAAATATTCAGGGGGAGGTTGGAGCAAGTATGAACCCTGATACAGAACAACTTGGTGGTCCAGCTTATGGGATTGTTCAATGGGATGGTTCTGCTTATCCGTTAGTCGGATCACCAACTTGGAACGGACGAGAGTATGTTCAGCGTTTGATGAACACCGCAGGGATTCAAGAAGATTATCGAAGTATTGAAGCCCAAGTAAAATTATTAGATTGGTGTATGTTTAACGGTCAATGGCTCGGAAAAGTAAATCCAACCACAGTATCAGGATTTAAATCGATTAATGATGCCAAAAGTGCAGCGTATGCTTTTGAAATGAACTTCGAACGCCCAGCTTCTGCACATCCAGAACGCCAAAATTATGCCCAATCTTGGTATAACAAATTACATGGATTAACTAGTCCAGAACCTGGAGGGAATTTCATTTGTCCAATTCAAAAACCAGTGACAGTTACTTCAGAATGTGGATGGAGAACAAGTCCAATAAATCGCGGTCAAGAATTTCATAATGGAATTGATCTTGTAAATGGAAATCCTAATACACCTATTTTTGCAGCATTAGATGGGGAAGTTGTTCAGGCTGGTGCTAATTATTATGACTGGTATGGTAATTACGTGGTTATTAAACATAATAATGGGAAGTGGACAGGTTATGCTCATTTGTCTCGTATTGATGTTTCTGTTGGACAAAAAGTCCAGAAAGGCGCTCAAATTGGCTTGATGGGAACAACTGGTCCATCTACAGGAGAACATCTACATTTTCAAATTATGAAAAATTATTGGCCACAGCCAGTTGTTGATTTTGAGAATCCAAGAAATTATATCCAATTTTAAGGTGGTGATTCTATGAGTAAATGGAATGTCGTTTTAAGTACAACAGAACCATATAATTATGTGGGGATGATTCAAGTTCGACAAGGCAATAAGAATACAGAGGTTATGGAAGCGACTATAGTTGAAAATGGTCTTCCCTACGATTTATCAGAATGTAAGGTATATTTTGAATCAGTTGTAGGTGGGAAATATCCAGTCCAATTAGAAACAAAAATTGTGGATGCTAAAAAAGGGAAAATTAACTATATTTTTGATAAATATTCCATGCAGTGTTTACATCGACAAACAGCCAATTTCATTATATTTAAAGGAGAAGACTTGATTGGAACAACTCAAGACTTCTCTTATTTTGTCATCAATGCTGTTTCAAAAACAGAAGGAGAAATGGGTTCTTATTGGCAATCAATCGAAGATTTAATTGCGGATATGACGGACTTTATTAATGAAAATAAAGGCGATTTTACGGACTGGATGAATGAAAGGAAAGAAGAATTTGAACGTTGGAGACAAGAACAGGAACACAGTTTCCAAGATTGGAGAGAAGGACAAGAATCAGACTATTTGGCATGGTTTGAATCAATCAAGGATATTTTAAAGACGATTGATCCTGGTGGAACAATGCTTGCGGAATTAATGGATGCGAGAGTAGATATTCAAGGAAAACGACACAATTCAATTTCAGAACGTTTGCTTGCCGATATGAATTATTTGTATCAAAAACTACGAACAAGCTTATTTACTATCGAGTATGCTGAAATTGAAGTAGTGGATATTCTACAAGATGATTTATTTTCTAGGAATCATGAGATAGAAAAAGTAGAAAGTATTGAAAATAATATATCCGAAGGAGCGTTAATTGTAGCCACAATTGATGATAAAGAACAGCGTGTATTTACTCTGGAGGAAGTAGTAATAGATAAGATTTTGACTATTAATCCATATATTGCTGGAAAAACAGATTGGATTACTGGTACATGTAAAGTATTTGATGCAACAAAAATTGGTATTGAAATAAATGGTAAGAAAAAAGATATCGTCCCTTCCAATGAATTAAAAAATGGCACATTTAAATACTACACTGGAAAAACAATTCAATTAGGTGATCAAGTACAAGTCGTACTGTATGACAATATGACTATAGAATTAACAAGAAAATCAGTTGTTGTTCAGGAAGAAGGTGAATCAATTGGTGAAGGTTAAACGTATGATGGAAACAGACGACACAGGAGTTCAACGTCAATTTATGCCAATTACTCATGTTTCTGCAGTCTTAGGATTAGAAAACATTACCTCGGGACAGTCAAAAGTTCTTTCGGTTAACGGTAAATCTGGGGCAGTCATTCTAACGAAGGCTGATTTAGGATTAGAAAATGCGATTACCAAACTACCTTACGCAAGCGAAGATACTGATGGTATTTTAACTGCCGAAATGTTTCAAAAGATTGTAAATGGTGAAAGTGGAACATATCTTTTACCAATTGCTACTGCTGAAAAATTAGGAGGTATAAAAGTTGGTGAACTTTTAGAAGTCACTGAAGAAGGTATTCTGTCTGCAACTAAGCAAACAGATTTTAATTTTACTAAAGAGTTGAAACAGAAGCTAGAGTCTTTGAAAATTTTGAAAGCAGGAGCCAATATTTCGATTACAGAAGATGGCACTATTAGTACAACAAACGATAATGAAATAACTTCTTGTTCTCAAATTAAGAAAGTTTATTCAAACAGCATCGACTTTGGAGACTATGATTATAGTGGAAACCCAAATCTATTAAGTACTATAACTAGTGATTATTTTACAACAAAAGATAATGTAACAATTGTCAACGAAAATAGAGGTGTAAAATTGACATTCAGAAATTCTGGTTTTGGTGCTGAAACAGGTAATGTTGTGCAAATCAAGCCCCAAACAACCTATACGCTTTCTGCTAAGGTAACAGTGAATGAGGATTTTGTAGGAGACTTATCAAAAATTCGACTAACTTATAGAAAATTTCCCCGGGGGCAATATTCTACTGGGAACGAACTTATCTGCTATGTTAGCAGGAGAAACAAAAATTATTTCTGTTACTGGTAGCGTGGTAGAAATGAAACAAGTAGAGCGTACTTATCTACGTTTAGATAGTAATTCCCAAATAGTAGATGGATCAATCAACATAGAATATATCAAGTTAGAAGAAGCTTCAATAGCTACGCCATATCAGCCTAATTTATTTGAATCACCTTATTATCTAACAAAAGATGAGGGAGCTGGCTTAACGACAGAATATAAATATGTAGGGATAGGACTGGAAGACTTTCAAGATCCAAATAAATATATTTGGAACATGACTATTGAATATATAAATAAACAGCTCCAAGAATTAAATGAAAAAAGCTTAAACTTTACTTTTGACAAAATAGGGGAGGTATAAACTAATGACAGATATTGTAAAAGTAAAACAGAATAATGTTCAGGTTTACCCTCAAACTCATTGGAATGCTGTAGAAGGCAAACCCACAACAATTAAAGGCGATAAAGGG